TCAATAGTTCCTTCTCTGGTAAGGTAAGTGTTTCCGGGCAATCGGCCGGTAAGAATACTGCTTAACGAAAGATTCTCTTTGAGATTTCCGCAAAGACATTCCATATCGAGCCGGAGAGCTGAGGTTCTTTTTCTTCTCTTTCTCAGGCGCCGAAAATCCAAATACCTCGTTCAGAACGTCCGCCATCTCTTTTATCGTTGTTATGAATTTTTCCCAAGCTTCTACAAGAGTATCAGTCGCTTTCTGTAAATCAGTCATATCCATAAGCTACCTCCAAATCCGTCCGGTTCGTTTGTCTTTGATTACAATCCGTTCCTCGATGTGAAAGTCAGATAGCTCACAAAGAGTAAAAATAGTATCCAGTAACTTATGGAACCGTTCTTCTTCCTGTTCAATGTTTCTCAGTGCTTCGTAGGCAGTCGGATCTGAATACCCTTCTGCATTTTTACGATAATCATTTTTAATGCTCATCTCGTCCTCCCCACCGGAATGAATCATCCATATAGGTTGCGGAAGAACGAACCGCCTTTAACACAATCAGTCCGATCAGACTCACGAGTCCAACAATACACGCAATAACTCCCATTACACATTTCATGTTGCTTCACCCCCGCTTTCAACTAATTTCACACCGCCATATTCCCACAAATCCTCTTTCAGTTTTTCCATATCCAACTCACCATTTTGCCAGCGTTCGTAGTATTCCAGAACTCGTTCAGTGAACTTCGGAATTCTCTTCGCATAAGATTTCGTCCAGTAATGGTCCATCAATACTTCCAATGGCAGAGTTAGAAGCAGAACCATAGCAGTATTTACCGCGTCATCGGTAGCCTCCTGCTTTACTCTGGTAAGTTCGTCTCCGATTTTTTCCCGAACCATAACATCAAGTTGTGCCTTTGTGAGATTGTATGTAGCGGTTTTCTCTTTCTGTTCTAACTTTTGAGTACGCCTTCTCTCGGCTCGTCCCATCGTCTTTCTCTCCTTCATAAATCCAATTCTCTTTCGAAAAGAATAAGCATCCACCCATAATCAGGGTTAATAAAAAGAACGTTGCGTCCCATTCAATCGGGACTGACAACGCTCCTAGAAGAATAAACAGAACGGCATAGATTTTATTTTTTACTAACTTACGACTCCACATTTTTTCTTGCATCCTCCTTCTCTTTTTCGATTTTAATAATACCAGCCTCAACATCGTCCATTTTAGTCATAACTCCATTCTCTCTGAATTTAGAATAAGCTCTGGCGGTCGCACAATGTTCGATGCATTTACAAATTCTACCAATCAGAGCATATACATAAAGATATACAATGCTAAATAAAATTGGATATTGAATAAATGTCATTATTACGCTCTCCTTTTATTTTTTTTAGTTCGTAGCAACTCAGTTCAAATTGAGGCTTCACACCACTTCGATGTGCGATTGTACTAAATTGAATATCTTCTCCATATTTTGCTCTCAACCTCAAAACATCCGGATGGTTAGGTTTCCAAGTTGCTAATAGTTCTTCCAAGGTGTTGTAAAATATAGACTCATAATATTGAATCATGTTTTATCTCCATCGCTCTACCAATGATAATTTCTGAATATGGAAGTGCCTCAATCCACTTGCGGAATTCTACCCATTCATCCAGCTCATGATTTTTTAGCATGGGATAAACACCGGTCAGTGTTTCATAATTCAGCATAACCGTCCGCTTCTGGTTATAAGAAGAGGGAAGAAGCTGAATCATCTGCCACCAAATACCTTTTTTACTTGGGCATCCTTTTATTTCGAAATCATCAGCATTATAATTTACATATAAAGTCATATAGTCGTTTAACACATTTACAACGTCTTCTAGCACTTTAATGGTCCGAATATCAAGATGCTCACACGAAAAATCGTCCAATGTAAACGCCTTCGCAGCCAGTTCAGACATCGCAGAGCAGGAATCAACCACCGCACCAACCTCGTAGGTATAAAAATCTTTCCACCAATACAGCGGAGCCGTGATGTCCAGATTCACCGTAATCATTCGCCGATACCTCGCATCCGCAAGTCGCATCATCAAATCGTGGTCTGCTTTACCGAGTTGCCAGGAATGATCATATGTATGCTCGCAGGAATCGTAATTGACACAATTCTCGCATCCGATACCATCATCCCCACCTTTGCAGATTCCGCTATCGGATTTATTCCAACTGCCCATCGTATTCCGTATTCCTCGAATGGCATGTTCCCATCCCATAACTTCTGTGTTTTCGATTTTAATCATCGGTTTCATTCCTCCCTAAGACTTCTACTTTAAATCGCAGCTCTCTTCCTTTCATATCGCTGACCCTAAGATTCTCCAAAACAGAATTTATAGAATCGATACTTCCTTTATCAATAATAATACTTCTAACTCCACATTCCTCAAACAGAGCCAGTTTTCTAGTTAAAACATTTAACAATGTTATTCCATATTCATCAAAGTAATAACAGTTATTACTCCCTCGTCTGTGTTTTAGAAAGTCTTCGTATGTGATCGGCTTTTGAATACAGAGACCTATTTCACAAGCTGTTTGATAGGCACTTTCTGCCATTTTTCGGGATGGATACACGATAACCCGATTTGTTAAACTGGCTTCTTTAATAAGCCTTGAAGTTTTTCCATTTTGCCGGCCGCCAAGAATAAATTTAGGTCTATTATCTATTGGTACGTTCATGTGTTTAGATAAGAAATCCGGCATTTTTTCAAAAGATTTACTTAGTTTCATTTTAAACTCTCCCCCAATAATCCAATTCTTCTTTGAACAATCTGAAAAACTTATAATAGTCGTCAATCGTTCTATCGCTCTGTGAGCAAGTGTTGGTTCTTCCGAGATGCTTATACCAATTCACCATCATTCCGCTCTCTAAATGAATGATGTAATATTCATCGGCATTGGAAAACCAAGCAAACTCATCACAAACGACAGTTCCATGGCAGAATGCATCTATGAGTCTATCGTAGCCGATGGTTTCTTTTACAATCTCACACAGCTTATCTCTGTCAATATGATACTGAGGTAGAGGATTCAAACGGTTTTCATCCATAAACTTTCTCCTTTTCAACTTCCAAATTTCAAGCTTAACCCTGAATATAACTGGGAATAAAGCTGTTTTTCGATTTCGTCTTTATAAACTTGTGTCGGTGTGCCGTTTACCATAATTGTCATGGTTTCTCGCAATAATGGTGCCGCTAAGTTTTCGGAATTCGAACTCGCTGTATTTTCTAAAACATGTGATTCGGTCATATATGCCAGTGCTTCCATTCGCTTGTTTTTGCACTTATCAACAAACGGGCAATTCTTGCATTCTTCTGAAAGTTTTGATAATCCCATTACTGACAATTTCTCCTTTCCCGTTCCAGCTTCACATCAATGGCTTTCTGTAAATCCTCTGGCTTAATATCAAAAATGGACTCCAGGAAGTTCAGACAAATATAAGCATCTGCCATCTCTTCCAAGAGTCCAATTCTATCGCCATAACCTCGAACCTGTTTGCTGATCTGCTGCTGAAGCTCTGCAAATTCCTCCATTGCCACCGTACATTTTGTTTTCCAGGAATGTTTTTGAAGGCTTCTACGAATAATACGCCGTCTTTCTTTTTCAGAAAATTGAATGTCACCTTTTAATCCCTGGATAAACCTATTCCGATTCATGCTGAAGCTCCTCCTCGCAACGCAGACAATCGTTATTTGCTGCTCCAAAACACCATTGACAATCTTTTTCCAGTTCTAATTTTAAAATATCTAAAGGTTCCTGATGTATCTTCCGTCGCATCTCATACTCATAAGAAGTAATCTCAACGAAGTCGTTTTCTCCCTCTTTGAAATACCGATTGATCTCTACACGTTCCCCATCCGGTTTGATGACATAGAGAATACCAACCGTATCATAGTCTCCGTTTTTCCGATCTGTTAGAAATTCCTCACAATATACACGGAATGGCTTACTCTCCGGGAAATATGGCATGGTAATTGGGAATTTTTCTACCATCACTCGATCTATCAAGCCGCTATGGTAGGATGCGTTTGGATTATCCACATTCACGCCACAGAAACGGTTGACATCTCTGTACTTTACAGAGCCGTCCGCATATACGTATTTGAAAAGAGAACTCATCCGGCGACACTGATAGTTTGCGATTTCTCCGCGATGTCCGCCAAAGTCTATGGTATTGTCCCACACGTCTTCTGTATCCTCAATCGAAGTGAGTGGCTTACCTTCAATCAGCCGATTCAGAATATATTTAGTCATACCAATGCTGAATCCGCTATGTCCATCCTCACAAAGACTTCCGAATGCTTTTAACGCACTTTCGTAGCAGGCACATCCGTAATCCCATTCTCCTGATTTTCTATCTGGTGCTTCATGTTTGCAGGCAATTTCAATTTCACGTTCTTCCCATGATTCCATATTGGATTTTTCGCGGCAGGACGCCAATGGAAGGTTTCTATCATCTATGTACTCATTGGCAAAAATTTTCCTCGTGTCCGAACCAAAGCTCTCAATAATTTCTGGAAGATTTTCATTGACTGCGTCAAATATTAGATTTCTCTCCTTACACCATTCAACAGCTTTTTGGAGCATTTCATCAACACGACAAGTCCAAAGAATCAACTTGTCTCCATCCTTGTGTCGATTACAAAGATATTCTATAAGTTCTTCGTTTGGTGCTCCGATCTCTGGCCAATTGTTTTTGCATAAAGTTCCATCAAAATCTACTGCAATAATTTTAGAATTCATTCTCTTTTTTCTCCTTCAATTTTTACATTTGCTCTCCAGAAAGATCCTCAACACGGATTACTTCAACGTTATCTGGAACAATCTGAGCGTCACAATAAGCAGGTAACACTACAACTTTTCCATTTTCTATTTGGGAAAGTATGTATCGGCGAATATCGTTCAACTCTCTGGAACGACAAAACATATTTACCCTAACTACCAGAATATCCGACATCTCTTTTTCACCTTCTTAATCTTCGGAATTTGTCTACACTCTTTGTCGCACCAGTATTCTTATTGATAATGCGATAATAGAACTCTGTCTCCTCAACCAACATCCAATCTTTACAGTTTAAATAATGAGCAGATAAGCATTCTTTTTGCTCTCTGGTCAATTTTTTCGGTTGCTTCATGTGGTTTTCTCCTCGCTGTAATTGATTTTCTTAGATTTGGGGAATACCAGCTTTTGATAAATTTCTTTGGCTTCTTCCCCTTGATAGGCATTGATAATTTCTACCCTTCCTTTTTGCTGCCTTCCAACAATCAGAACGCCAGCGTCTTTCCCATGAGAAAAATCCCAACTCACAATAACACTATCTGTTGATTTCATTCACTATCACCTCCCCAAGCTTATTTTTGATACGTCCTAAGATATCCTCCACCAATCTTCTCGTATTCGGATGCAGTTTTATATAGCTTTTCCGCTCCTCATACCAAGAGAAGATCCCCAGCAGGTTCCCTTTAAACCAGCTAAAGGACCACCAATCACAAATCATCTCCAGAATATAACAGTAAGGCATTTCCAAAATGATTTCTCCTTCTTCGGGATCGTCATTGATAAGCACCCAATACTGCCAATGATGAGGGTTTCGATGAATATGTAACAGCCAAGCTTTTCTGAAATCCTCAACTACTCCATAAGAGCGATTGCCTCCATAAAAATAAATATCATAGGGGCCATACTCATCGGGCTCCGTTTTGGATTGGTCATGTGCAAATACGATATTGTGTTCCGCACCACTGCCCTCTGTAATTTCAGGAAGATTTTTCTGCAACCAACGAAATCCGGCTTCAACGTTGGATTTATGTTGCGCCAAATATCGGTCATATTGATAGCTCATTTTTTCTTTTCCTCCCACTTCATAGGTTTCTGGGAATTGAGATTGTATCCATAATCCAAGCATTCATTACATGGGTCGAATTTTTCTCCCAATTCCTTGTGTTTACAGGTTTTACAATACTTTTTAAAATCCACTTCCAAATACTCTTCGTTCATGGTTGATCTCCTTTCACCACTTCACAAACCTCGATTCATTAAAATCTCTCTTATCTTTCAGTGCCTTACTAATTGCCAAATCAATCCCACTACGAGATTTCAAGTGATAGTAATACAAATCTTTGAATGGCGTATTCAATCTGTCTATTCGCCCCGCAGATTGCTGCATGATTTTGTAAGAATAGTTCTGTGAGTAGAATATAATGGTATCTGTCTTGATGCAGTTCCATCCTTCCGCTCCAGCATTGTACTGAACAAGATACACCCAGTTTTTCGACTCTGGGATTGGCTGGTGTTTGTGACCATTCCACTCTGCAATTTCAAAGACTCCATCGTCTTCATAAATTCGAAACAACCCGTTCAAAAGCTCCAGCTCATAATCAAAGTTGTAAAATATAATGGCTCTGGGATGCTTCTCTACAATTTCCATCAAGGCGATCTGTCGTGACTCGTCCGTATTCACAATTTTCCGCCATACATAGCAAAGACCGGCGGCATTCGCAATCGGCTCATTCTTATACGGGTCCCATCGTGTTCGTCCAACATCTTTGTATCGCTCTATGCTGTATCGAACAAATATATCTTCGTGATGAGAAACCGTCTGACGCTTGAAATCCATATTCACCAAAATACGATTTCTGAGTCGAATCAATCTCCCAGTATTCAAATATCGGTCAATCTTTGGGTATTTACTGAATCGACTATAAACCACATGTTCTCGGATGAATTCTGTCCGGTTTTTGTAAAACCCATTTGCGATGAATACCGGAATATAATCCTGCCAGGTATCTCCCGGAGTTGCAGACAATAAAATCCACTGATTTGATTCGGTGATTTTCTGAAACGCCTTCACCCAAGCTCCGGAGCCTATCACTCTCTGCTCGTCAAATATAAAGAAAGCATCCTTTACATCCTCGTACTTCTTGATATTATTCCAGGAATCCACGACAATCTGATTTGAATATAGATTGACATCCTCGTGAACCGAAAGAAGGAAAGGCGAAAGATCACCCTCCCATTCCATCGTGTCCCGCTTTCTGGCTGTTGTGATGATGTATAAGTCCTTTGGGGGATCGTCCATCGCAACATAATCCTCACCCCCCATCAAGCAATCCGGATTTCCGCCATTCTGGAGATAGTAATAAGCTAATGCTGTTCTTGATTTTCCGCTTCCAACGCCGCCACACAGAATACAACCATTTCTCATTTTTTTTACTGCTGCTATTTGATAGTCATACAATTCAACGGCCATTCCGTTACTCCTCAAGAACCGCTGTTATGCTGTTTTTCAGGTTCGCCATATCCGAATACATCTCGTTTTCATTCTTCGTGCAGTCATCTTCTATGGGAGCCATATTTAACAGGCTATCCAGCTCTTTTTCTAATGCTTTCAATCGTTCATTCACGCTTATCCCTCCTCATAAACTTTCATATACTGTGAAATAATCTTCTCATAGTCCACACATCTGAAAAATATATAGGTGTAAACCAGTAATTCTTCAAATCATCAGCCGTAGTCATTGGTTTGGTCAAAGAATTTCCAACTTTAAAATATCCAGCAATTCCTAGAAGGGAAAGTTGAATATAGCACATCAAAGCTGGAACTTCTTCAATGTCTTGTCCGGAAACTAATAAATGGTTTTGATAATTATAATTTTCTTTTTCTAATTGCTTTCGTGCTTCGTGAATAGCAGCAATCAAGTTGGCTCCCGCTCCGCAACATGGATCGTTGATGGTAATATAGCCATCTTTCCTTACTTTCTCAGTTACATCCGTAATGGTGATTTTTGCCATAAGCCGACACACATTATAAGGAGTAAATATTTGTTTCAACTCAGCGTAGCCAAGATTTAAGCTCATGTACATCTTTCCTAAAAAATCCTGCTCCGGATTCATTTCTAAAGACATGACCAGATTTGCAAACAACTGTGGAAAAAGTTCCTGTTTTGACTTACTGTAATGGCGAATGATATCCAAGTATCGTTTCTCTCGCTCATCATATTGAGATTTGTCCACAGAATTTGATATAGAACAAGCCGACATAACAATAAAGTCTTTCCAAATATCCCACGGTCTGTTTTTTTTCTGAAACAAGTTGACGAAAGATGTTCATAAATTCTTTCTCATATCTGTCGGGTTTGAAAGTGGGAAGATTTTTCATTTTCGGCTTCGGTGATAAGCTTACTTGATGTTCCTCTTTATGAACTACAAAGTCGTGCTTCTCTGATATTTTCTTTGGTTTTTCGACCTTGGAAATAGAAGCATTGATCTTCGGTTTCGCTGTGGTTCGCTTCTTTTTCCGATTCCAAAATGCCATAACTTTCTCCTTTCGCAGAAATATAGGGCTGTTTCCTCTAGCCTTAGGACATTTACCTTGCTGGTAATATCAGGCACCCTATTTGTCGCTCATCAGTGGAATGGGACCTCTTCCGGCCCTTCTTCCTCCGCATACTTCTCAGCAAACTCATCCTCTTCGATGGTGACATACATCGTTTTCAGATAAGCCTTAATACCGCTCTTACCGTTCACGTCCCAAGAATACGGCCGAATCGTCAAATCAACCTTCCGAATCTCCGCATAGTCCAAAGTGGAAATGGATTCATCATCCAACGGTGTTTTTGTCTTTCTGGTAATCATATACACCTTAGGCGGGATATTCTCAAAGCTGACTGCCACCTGGATATAATGTTTCGGCTCTTCGTCCTCGTCTCTCGGAGCCAGCGCTCTTACATTCCATCCATCATTGGAGAGTTTCTCCGCCTGCTCCGGTTCTTCGATGATGACACAGAAATTCCGATTTCCAGCCCGATTGTATTTAGACTCTTCGCCTCGGAAGTTTCGAAAAATAATTCTTGCGTTTTCAATAATGATATTGGGTACATTTTTGTAAGCCATGATATACTTCTCCTTTTCTTTTAATTAAATGGTATTTCCTCATCAGCGTCTTCTGGAATGTTCATAAAATCCTCAAGCTTAGGTTTGGGAATATAAGGATCATCGGATATGAACCATTCAAAGTCACCATATTTGGATATGGTTTCCACTGCATCGTCTACAAGCTTGTCATAATAAGAACGATCAACGGAATCCTCTTTAGAGAGTTCCTTTACCATCTCAGACTCTAACCACCGATAGCCCTTTGACCCAGTGGCAGCATAATATCGTCCGTCCTTTTCTCTCATGAGCAATCCGCCACCAGCCCCCGATTTAATCGGACAGAACTGACCAACTCGTCCAATGAAAATATAATTGTGAGTCGCCTCGTCTTTTTTACAGAGCTCGCTGTATCTTGCTCCTATTTCTTCGTATGTATATCCGTATTTAGATGCGACATCTTCAAGAGATTTCCCTCCAGCCTGACTATTCCAAGCCTTGTCGATGGCATTTAATTCCCTTTCTTCCTCGGTTGTAAGCTGCGGAAGTTTCTCGTTCATGTCTAAATATAAAGCGCTGCTTACCGACTTGGTTTCACACACATCTTTAAAGACAATTTCTTCGCCGCTGAAAAGTTTTTTGAAGACATAGGGAATCTGGAACTGAGTTCCTGTGGCTGTCCATTTTCCGTCTTTATACTTGGCAATATAGACAGCGTCATTTACCAGGCACATCCGGTCATATGTAGCCTCGTGCTCAAAGGTATAACCATATCGCTTTCCGTAATCCATAACAAACTGGATAATCTCCGGCGTCGCATCGGGAATCTTGATAGAATCTGTCTTAATGTGAGCAACAGTAAAGCCCCGTTCCTGTACCTCATGCTTGAGGTTAATCATGAACAGAGCTCCTCGTTTGGCTACAATATTATCTTTGTTTCTCGGATCACGGAACGGATTCTCGAAGTTAGCAGAAGTCAGACCATATACCGAGTTGATTGCCGTCTTCAAAGCATTCGCTAAATCCTTTGCTGTCATCTCTCCGTCAATGACCTTCTGGATATATGGTGTCAACTTCCCATCCAGCATATGATTGACTTCGTCCCAAGCTTCGTGTTTGATGCTGACTCGTCCTTCCACAATGTCACGGAAGGCTCTCGTAAATTTCACACCGAACAGAACTTCTGCAATTGCACTATGAGGATGCATAGAGGAAATATCCAGCAATGCCACATTTCCGTACATACCAGGTTCTGCATAGACATAACCGCCTTCTCCAACTTCTTCTCCTCGATATGTCGATTTTCCATTCTCATACTTGTATCCAGGAAAATATGGTAAGAGACTTCCTTCATCGCCATGCGTTTGCGCCATCATTTCAGGACACGCTTCGGCCAAGAAGGAATAGGTTTCTTCATCAAGGTGATGCACTGGCTCTGCCAGATTTCGGTAATTGAACTGATCCTGTGGTTTCCGCTCATTTCCAAATATAATTTTCTGGGTAAGCGTATTGGTCGTATCATTCACCGTCATTCCAGCCAAATCTGCCAGAATCTGTCGTGCTGTCCAGTCAGCTTTCAGATAATGGAATGCCGCTTCGGTTGCAATTACATCATTATCACAATACTCGGCAACTTTCGTCCACATTTCTTCCGGAACCGGTTGATCCCACGGAAGTCCCAACTCCTGATGGTGGATACCCATCTCAATCTCCAATTTCTTCAGGCTCTTTTTATTTCCAGCAGATGCAAAGTCATACACATCTGTATAAGAAACATTGTAGGCTTCTCCAAAGAAACAATTGGGGCTGCCGCTGATGATTTTTTGCGAGAGGTTATAAAGTTGCTCGTTTGTATAACCCATGAGTCTTGCATACAGAATATGATTATCATATCGCCGACAGTTAAACCCGACCAACCGGAATCGCATCAATTCCTCAATCTCCGTTGGAGTCGGGTTAATCATACGCACCACAGGCTTTCCTTCGCCCTCGATTTTCCAGTTTACAAGGAACAGATTTGGAAATACCTCAATATCGTAAAATACCAACTTTGCTTCTTCGTTTCTCCCCGCTGTGGAAGGGTCTGCTGATTTAAACTGCATCTTATTAACCAGCTTGATACAGTATTCGGCCTGATGCGTACTATTCGCAGCAAATGCTAAAACCGCATTCCGCATGTCCGTCACGTCATAACTCAAATCGCTGGAATATGCGTCCTCCAGTATTTTGTAGATAAAGTCGATACTGGGCTTAGTACCCGGATGGATTTCTTTATTCAGATTTCTCTTGATTAGTGTTCTAAGCCCTTTCTCGCTTTTAATCGCTTCAAAATTTACCATTTTATCTTCTCCTTTCATCGGTAAACCAGAGCTAATCGTTGCGATGGGCAAATCATTACACTTTGTAAGTTTTCTTCGTAATGAGCTTTTACCCGTGAACACTTTCACTTCGATGTGGTCGTCATAAATACGACTCAGTTTTTTCACATCTCCCGTATAAATATAATGAAGATGAACCCCCTTTCCGCTTTTGCTTAGCTCTGCATAAGTCGCCGGCCACTTGCTTGCTTCTTCTACATTCCGTTCGAAGGATTTATTCCCTTCCTTATTTGGAATATCGAAATCAATTACGATGTGGTTTTCCGGGACTTTAACATAGTGGATTTTAGAAGTATCCAAATCCGATAGCTTCGTTTTTACCTTGTCCCATTTCATGGAAGGTGTTTCTTTGTCTGTTGCATACTGCGATGGACAATCGGAACATACCTGATCGAAAATGGATTTGGCAGTATTAAACTGCAATAATGAAGGCTTCTCTTCCGGCTTTTCAGCAACCATTTCCTCTTCAAATTTTTCGGTCCGGAATCCGATATAATAACTTCGTACTCTCGAACCGTCCTCCATGTTGAACCGTTCTTTATAGTCATGGAAATAGTTCTTCAGTTCTTCCTTAAAAATTCTCTGAGAAAATGGATAGCCTACTTTGGCTTCATCACAATAGGTCTTATACATCTCCCAGGCAGCTTTCAAAGTCGTGCCGTTTTCCCGTTTGAATACATGGTAGGAATCAATGATGAAGTTATAGAAATCATTGGATGCGCCTAGCATTGCAATGGGAATATAGTCATCATACAGACCGGGATTGTTTAGATAGATTTCCCGGCAGTGATATGCAATCGCTCCCAGTTCGAATTCAATCTGTTTCATAATTACTTTGTATTCCTTCGGGCTCAGCTTATTTCCTGAAGGAGACACATCAATCAGTCGTCGAATCAAACCAGATTTTGCATCTGTAATCTTTACCGGCTTGTTGGTACCCATGAACAAAAAACATTTGAATCGGTTGGAGTAAGTCGATTTGAACTTCTCATTTACGGTCATCAGCTCATGGGACACCAAGCTGTTTAACCTGGTATTATCCTCAATTCTTGACAAATCGCCATCATGCTGGATCGCAACAAGCGGATTACTCTTGAATGCCTCCAATGCAAAAGAATTACTGGACGACCCCAGAGCTTTTGCGTCAAAGACCGAATAATACCCTTCAAAGAGCTGCTGAATAATATTGAGAACTGTGGATTTACCTGTTCCGGCAGCTCCATACAGAACCATAAATTTTTGCAGTTTTTTCGATTCTCCACATACCACAGAACCGATAGCCCATTCAATTTTCTGTCGCTCAGCCTCAGAGTACAGAGTAGACATCAATTGGTCATAAGCAGACAAATCGCCAGCTTCAAGCGGATATTTCAGCTTTTTACTGGCGTAATCTTTTTTATCGGTTTTTGTGTTGGAGAATATCAATTTGTCATCCAGCATGTGGAAAGAATCCCGCATTTGTTTCTGACAATATTTGTGCCAGGAATCAATCATTCCAGACTCTGCATCCCACATGTGAAGAACTTTTATTTCAGAGTCAAAGCGCTGGCGGCTTTCTTCTGCGTACCTATCCAGTTCACGGTCGATAAGTTGTAAAGCGTCCTGTTCATCTGTAGACCATAAACCTCGTTCCTCAATCCAGATAGCGTAGAAGTCACCACCTCGAATCATCAGATCGGAGCTTTTCTTAATAATGAACTTCGGATAGATTTCAATTACACCACGCTTTGTACTACGTGTAGAAATCATCAAAAAGTCGATCATCTCATTTTTTACTCTCCTTTATCGCGCTTCATTTCCTCTATTGTTGATTCCAATTTCTCGATTCTCTTTTTCTGCTCTACTCGATCCAGTTCCAGGAGAACCAGATTAACCGTTACGATAAGAACAAGCGTACTTAATTTCCGATTATAACGTGCCTGTTTATTCATGGATTTCCGGATAGACCGGATCGCTGTTTCCGAGCTGGTAAGACTTCCAAAAATATAATTCATAACCTCGCACATTTTACTTTTTTTCTCCCTTCATTCCATTCAGAAAGCTAGTAATCGTTTCAAATTTCCAATCTTTCTGACCGTGATAAGTGAATATAAATTCTTGGCCATTTTTCTGGCGGATACGGATACTGTTCCTTCCATTTGGAAACCACATATCAATCCGCTCTCCTGAAAAATCGGGAAAATAACTCTCAAACCACTTCATTACTTCACTGTGACCCATGGCAATCTCTCCTTCTAAGTATTTTCGTCCAAGTACCAGCACATCTGATACCAGATTTCAACAGATCTCAAATCGTATCGGCTGCGATTTACGGTAAACAGTCCTCCGTCACCATTACGGCTATATTTCCGATCCAGAAACTTCTGGACAATGTCCTCGACATAATCTCTGTCAAACTTGGAATCATTCATAGAACCCAGCCCAAGATTGACAATCATATTCCAAAACCACTGTCCAGTTCGGTTTCCAATGTCTGGATCATCCATAATATGTTCCTCACACCGAATCGCAAGCGCGAGCATCATTTCCAGCACACTGCAAGTCCGATTATCCAAATAGGTGGAAACCATAGAGCTGCTGTATCCGTTTTCATAACCAAACCGATACCTTAAGTCCACTCCATCTTCCGCCCGATTTCCATCCATCGGAATACTGTAAGTAAATTCAATTCGATGCAGCTCTCTTAAAAGCTTTCGATACGATAATCTCTTTGAATATCTCCCATCAAATACAAGCTGATACATCCAGTTAAAATATGCATCATTAAGCTCGTTCTTTGTCATTACTCCTCCATTTGATGTGGCATCGTTTTTACAACATCGGAATGGTTTCTCTGGTCAAGCAGGATTTCATAATCGCACTTTAACCGGTCATTTCGGACAAACACAGAGTCGTCTTCATATTCCCCGAAATGATTCAGAGATTCCTTACCGACAATTTCCTCCACATCGTCTACCTCTTCATCATTCTCGTCAGCCAGAACTTCGTCCGCATAGTAAGTGAGGCTGATTTTTTCATACTCTTCAAATTCGCCAAATTCCTCTGGCGAGATGACATAAGGTTTTTCCACAAACGCCTCTCCTTTCTTTTCCTCAACCGTTTTGGAATAATCCGTATAGCCCTCTTTCTGAATGATAGACGCGTACTTTTTGAAATCCATGTCGTCTACATCCTTCGGAGTTCTATCTTCCGCTACTTTAAGGCCATCACGAAACTCTTTCCCGCTTTCTCTTTCGGCATAAGCTGCTTTTACGGAGTCGATTTCTTCCTGAGCGATCAGCTCATATTTCCGTTTCAGCAGTTGCCATGTACATACAGAACCAATCCCCGCTCCAGCAATAAAAGCAAGGAAAGTCAATCCTTTACTGCTCATCCTCTTCCTCCTCGTTTTTAATTGTCATTACGGTTATTGCCAAACCGCCAAAAAGAAAGGAGACACTCAACAGAATGCCTCCCATAATATGTCTTTTTTTCTTAGTATCCAGAACATAGTCCAGTACCGATATCACATTCTCCAGACCGTCCATATCAATGCTCCCTTCCCGTTGATAGAATTGCGATTCCACCAACAAAGCAGATACCGGACATTGCCGCCAGTGTATAAGACACAAATGCTAAAAGATTACGCATGATGATTCTCCTTTCTTCACTCATACCTTGAAAAATAATGATTTTCAACTTGGAACATCGGAACGCCATACGCACTGTATTCTCCTGCCGTAAAGAACACAACGTCGTAATTGCTCCTTGACTCCAGTTCCTCATAGACAAGGTCACAAATATCCGCTCGGACTTCGCACCTGTCCACTCGACCATTCCACATGGATGAAAATTGATTCGGTTGATAAACCACTTCATATACCGTATCGGGAAAATGTTCGGAATCTACCCGATTCAATATAGTATCGATAACAAGGCGTTTTCCTTCTTCACATTCACCTTCGGCTTCTGCCATAGTAACTAGGGCGATTAACTCTACATCTTCTCTCGACATTTTCGGTATAACTTCTTCTGATCCCTCCATTTCCTCAGTGGCAATTGGAATGGATTCCTCTTGCAAAACTGTAATAACCGGTTCTGTCTTTTCGACAACGCTGGCCCTAGGTATTGCTACAACGTCTTCCCCTTCTGAGTGAAATTCAGATACAAAGAACGAAGATGCTATCACGATACCACACAAGATCGGAACCGATATTACTTTAATTAACTTGCGCATAAATTCCTCCCAAATAAAAACTATCCCCAAGAATCGTAATAACTCCTAGGGATAGTTATAAATTTATCTCTCACATCAAATCCCAGATGTTCCCATCCACATTAAAATCCAAAAGGATTGCCTGGTCGAATCCATTGACATAATCCGAATAACTCAGATTATCAGAATACAAGCCGAAATCAATGTAATTATCTCCTTTAGAATTTTCCGGATTATAAACCCAACCAACAATCTGGCCGGCTTTTGTTCTCGGAAGTCCGAGCATCTCATAGACTTCATTCAGAAATACGCGCTTCTTTGCTTTCAACAAGTCGTTTGCATAACGCTCTTGGGCTTTGATGAACATCAAATTATATTCATTGTTGCTTTCCCAATGAGGATTAAGAATGGAATTTCCATCCTCATCCTGCGTGTACTTTTCAAAGAATCTGGCATAACCGCTGATATCCGCCGGACTTACCACAAAACCATTCTTCTTAACTTTCTTCTCTTTTCCAGTCTCTTCATCGATAACCGTTTCATCAAACTTTTTGGCTTTGAGATTATATTTCAGTTCACGGTCAACCTCTTCGCCAAATCGTTCGATCACACGGCTGCGATACTCTTTAAATCCTTTATCAATAGCTGCATAAGCCGCACTTAGAGCTACATTTCTCTTACGAAGAATGTTATTAGATGCCAAAATACTGGTGATTGACAATGCACCGAGTATGACGGAAGGCCCATACAGTTTGGCAAATTTCATACCGGTCTGAACATAAACAATCGCCAAATCTTTTTGGGCATCCTCGCTGGAATACCGCTCCTTCACGGATTCGTCTGCTTCACATTTATGAATTGTTTCGACATCTTCTTTTGTCTTGTCCAGAATTTCACCCACTTTTGTCGTTGCTTTACAAGCCATTACCGCGCTTGTAACCACGCCGATAACTCCAGCCACAACGAGAATCTCCGGACTATGCTTCTTTAACTGGAAACTGGTTTTACTAAGAAAACCATTCATGCTCTTTACAATCTCTGCTTTTTTCATGATTATTTATTCTCCTCTTCTACTTTTTCTATTTTCTTTAAATGGTCGATCAAATGCTGGGCGTACCAAAGGATTTTTTCCAAATCCTGGATTCCGTTTTTCTTCTTCCAACGGCAGGCATATTTGATGATGTTTGCGGTATCGGCAGCCTCAATTCCTTTTAAATCAGAAGTAAAGGCTTCGATTACATCAATAACTTCCATACCCGTTTCGGAAATATAATGATTCGGATGAGATACCATCCTGTCTTTTGACTCATACATCTTGAATCCCTCCTTTACAACGGTATTGGTTTAGGCAATTTTAAAATATAACCATCCCTTACTCGAACCGCCCTGCATCCAGCAATATCAGTCCATCCGTATTTATTGGCAGCATAATTGTCATTGGACACGTTTGCCAAATCATAAAGATCTGCAACGCTAACTACCTCATACTGTGCAATAATTTCGTTCATGGCGTCTAATACCGATTCCGCATCTCCACGAGTTTCGAATAAAAGCTCATCATATTCGTAGCTCGTCCGGCTCTTCGGTGCTGTATAATCTTTCTTTCCGCTGTCGTAATACTTCTGATAGGATACCTTGGACGCTGTAGAGTTCTTTTTTGACTTCCCAGTTTCTCCATAGAGGATCATATCAATACCATTGGTAACTATATCGGAAATTGCCTTTTTTATTGCCGGCACCAGAACATCCATCACAATATAAGATTTTACGTTATTGACATCTTCAGAAATGAATACATCTGCAAACTTCTGCATTTCTGATTTTTTCTTTGATTTTACCGTCCCGGAAATCACTTTCTCTACACGTTTTTCAGGAACAAGATTTTTCTGCTCCTCCTTTGATTTGTGGGAATTCGGCTTATATTCCTCCATTAAGTTGTCTCCTTTCCGCTCACCAAACTGATCTTTCCAGGCAATATAATCTTTGTACCCGGAAGTCGGTTGTTTTTCTTTTTAAACTGATAAGTAAGGTTTGACCTTGCTTTCTTTTCTGAAACTGCCCGTGTAGAAGCAATCCAGCGATTTGCAACACAATTGTCAAATTCCATAACTGGGCCATCATACGAATACATGTTCATAAATTTCACCTCCGGATAAAAGAAAAAAGGGAAAGCACCTTGTTACAGGTACTCTCCCTCGTGTTGAAACACATTTTTTTGTTTAGGCTTCTTCGGAATCCTCTTTTTCATTCTCAATGATTGGTTCTTCGGGTTCATCCCACTCAGCATCGATAATCTGCTGCTCCTTCTGAGCTTTGATTTTGGCAATCATCGGCTTACCCACATACCTGTAGATTACAACACCTGCAAGTACGGCTAAACCGATACCGGCCGCAACCTTAAACCCCTTACCAGAACTCGCTAAAACGATAGCCTCCGTGGCTGACTCCATAACCTCTTCGTTGTTCATGATTTCATTGGTTTCCATGTTTATTCTCCTTTCAATTTTTGAAAATGTGTGGTTCTTCTTCCATTAAAGCCACTGTTTTTTTCGCGCGTCACATCAGCTCACTGAAATCGTATCTCGGAGCAATACTGTAATCAATCACCAGGCAGGGAGTTCCATCGCTGGCCAATTGAGAACTAAATGATAGATCAATATACCCATTATCAATATTCCATCCCAACTCATCGCCGATTTTGATATTATCCAGACCGACTTCGTAGTAGAAATCATTTAAGGATACATACATCTCATCGCGCATCTGACGATTTAATTCACATTCCGCTTTCTTAATTTTGTCGATATCGCCTTTAAAATATCTGCCAGAAATCGCGTCATAGCAGAGCGTATTTCCCTTTTCTGTAATGATTACCTCTCTTGTTACCACTGGATTTTTCTCGATTTTATCCTTTGCAACGGCATCTTTCACAGTTTCGTGCTTCTTCTCTCCGAACATCTCAACGACTTTTCCCTGATAATCCTTGAGAGCGGATTCCGATAAGGTATATGCCGTTGCAAGTGCTGCATTCCGTTTAGCGTTTACTGAGCTGGCTCCAATTAAACATGCAATGGAGAGGGTTCCCGTAATCGCTGCCGGAATATAACATAACCAAGTTGTTTTTACCACATCTGCGACTTCAAGCTCCTCGGCTCCAATTTCCTCTTTTCTTTCCTCAATGAGAATCAGTGCTTTCGGCGTTGCCCGGACCGCCATGACAGTCGTTGTGATCATACCGGCAATACCAATTCCTGTAAGAATTTCAGGGCTGTGCTTTGCCATGGATGTTCGAACTGACGACAAAACTTTTGATATGTTCGATTTCTTCATTATCTCATTCCTCCAAATATCACACTGAATATCGTTTTAACCATGTCAAGAGCCTGATTCTCAGTAAAGCCGGCACGAACAAAGCTGTCCATAATTACTTTGGTTTCCGCTGTTGCTTTATCGTACTGCTTATATTTTTCTAACTTCTCAATTTCCTTTCTCAGAGTATCAATCTCATTTTCTTTATTCCAAATTTCCATCTTTAACGCTGCTTCTTTTGTAACCATTACATCATTCTGACAATAATGCAGAATGTCTTCTGAACCAGCATCAAAGCCCCAAGGATAACGGCCAGATCTACGGGGCACAGGGCCCCTGGATTCCTGCTTAACCAACCAGAATTCCGGACGAACTCCATCAGAGTTCGAAGCGCCGTGGCAGTCCGCATAGCCACCGGCGTTCACATAAGCGAACGCAGCCGAAGAAAACTCCTCTTTTGTAGCATTTCTCAGCCATCCCCACGTAAGCTGATCTTCAAAACAAGCAATTCGATTCTTGCACTCTTTCATCAAAGGCAGCTGTTCATCGCTATCTGGTTCCAGATTCTTGTTATCCCATTCGTCTTCGTGACCAACAATCTGTCCAACGGTTGGAATAGTAAGTCCGTAAATCTTATCACGCAACTCTTCTGGAAACGCCATAAACAGAACTGTATCCATCCACTTCTTCAGATCGGACTTTTCAAACCCGCCTTTGTTTGTAGAGCAGTTATTCATCGGCCGGCAGGTAACATATTCGTCAAATATAAACATGACGCCCTCGTCCGTAACCTTGTGAGCGGTCGCGGTAAACTCTCCAAGCTCTGCCAGTGGAATGACCATCTGATCTCCTACCTGAATGTTTGCTGTTTCGATTTTCTGCTTTCTTAATGCCTTCATAATGTTTCTCCTTTCGAAAATAAAATTTGTGGTTATAAAATAAGACCGAGAAGTGTCTCGGCCGTATTTTCTGCAACTTGAAATATGTGGTTATTTGCTGGATTTTCCGACAGGTAAAGAAAAAGTTCCATTTTCAATATAAACCCTTCTATCACTAAATCGGCTTCTGTCATCGGATGATCCATAATGGCCAGTAGAATCTCGTCAACCGCCCACCGTTCATACGAACGTTCCATAATGGCTGATTTAGGCCAATTTTCTCCCGGTTCAAACAGATGCATATTCGTATAATTCATGATTTTTTGAATAGCCTCATCATTCATCAGCACTTGCTCCAAACTAAAAAGAAAGAGCCCTTGTTAGGACTCCTCTTCGTTTTCATCATCTTTTTTGGCAAGTGCCTCGTTTACCTTTTCTTCAATTTTCTCATCCATTTTCTTTTCGTTTACCCAATCGGTAAGAATACTTACTCCAAATCCGATCACCGTAACCGCAATACCAATGGCTTTGATAAAATTTTTGTTTTTCATAAAGCATTAGCCTCCTTTTCATAATACGGTCTGTAATTTTTGCGCATTATTCAAATTTATTGACGGCCATTGTGTCAATAATAATGCACTCTAAACCATCCTCTAAAGTTGTTCTAGAATTGTCAAAATCCAACCAATAGCAGTCCATTTCTTCTACCATATAGGTAATATCCCAGCCTATACTATTTCCTCCGTCCACATCTTCAACACCCAGAAATGATAAGTATTCGTTTAAAGAGCAATCTCCTCGGATAACAAGATTACGATTTACATGATATTGGGCGTTTAACACTGCTGCCATTGTTGTTCTGAAATATTTCTTTGAAGAAAGATCATAAAAAAGCAGCCGCTCACTCTCAGAGTCCATGTCCATGTTATAAACCTGATATCCCCAATCGTATGAATGCACCATTGCATCTTTCGCCATCTCCGCATGGATTTTATCATCCGCATCCTCTCCATAAACTGTCTTGGCCGATTTCCGATATTGCTTGTAGGATTCATTGAGCATGGCGTATGCACTCATCAAAGAAGCCTGTTTCTTTTGATTCAGCGCATTTGCTCCAAAAATACAAACAATGGTCGAAATTCCCAATAGCGCAGAAGGAATATAAGTCGGCCCGGTCACTCGGACAATTTCCAATTTGGTTAGATTTTCGCCTTTCTCCAACTCCGCTTCTTTCAGCAGTTTTACCGCTTTGTGAGTTGCCCGAACAGCTGTAATTGTTGTTACAATGACTCCAACAGAAGCCGCTACCGTTAGAATTGTTGGTGACGATCTGCATAATTGACGCCCGACTCTTTTTGAGATTTTAACTTTTTGCATAACGTTCTCCTTTCGTTTTATCCTATTCCATGGCATACAATAGGTCTTGAATGTTTTCACCGACTATCTTAGCGGCAGTAAATATAGAACTGTTCTGTTGATTCATAGATGCAAAGTCTTCCATTTTCTCTGTAAATGAACGAGCTATCGCTTCCAAATTTTTTATGGATGTTTTTGTCTGGGGATAAATATGATTGGCTACATAATTTCGAAACTCTCCAATCGCCCATAATGTGTTGCTCACCCTGGCAAACTCTTTCTTGTCGAACACCGGATTTGGCAACCATTCGTCCATTTCGTACGCGTCACACAGAATCAACTCCAATTCATCCAAGCTCAAATTTCTAACCACCTCCTTAAAATCCCCCTTTCCTGATTGATAAAAATAAAAGAGAGCCAGTATCGGACTCGAACCGATTACCTCCACGGAAGTGTGGCGCTCTACCAATGAGCTAACTGTTTCTCCATAATAGGAATTGTAAATTTTGCGAAGTAAAAAGAAAGAGCCATTGCTGGCTCAATCCTCTTAATTTAAACCGATTTTCTTCAGAATTTTCATGAGTTCTTCTTTGCTCATATCCGCATCAATACTTACATGCACATGTGCTTTCTCCTCAGAAATTGAAGCATTCAACTCGTTTAACTGGATATCCACGTTATATCCCAGTTTTTTATGTAATACCCCTTTTGCTAATTTCGAAAGCAACATCCGTGTAAATTTTGAGCTAATTTTCATTTCATCCATCACCCTTAAACTCCTTTCGCCTTTAATCAGTTTTCCATAAAAGGAGCTGTGATTTTTGCGGATTAAATATCCCGTCTGTCAAACACAGTCTCCCATCGCTCCTTCTTAATCGGCTTCATTTTTAAAGCCCACATAATTTGACGAATCGTTACAGTCGGATAAAGCCCGTCCGTAGCCATCGCAGAACGCACGTCAAAGTATTTCTTAAAATGCGGATGCAAATATAAGTCGTCCGTAATCCATGAGTCCACTTCTCCCCACCAGGTACTCTTTGTTCCCTCGTCAAATCGTTGCTGGATAACCGCCAGTCCTTTTTCTCCAATTTGAAATAGCGTACAGCAATGATAGACCGGATGATCACAGAAATATACTTTTCCGTACATTGATAAATAGATGTCTGGTTTTTCATAATGGTATCGCATCATTTATTCTCCAAAAAGAAAAAGCCTATGCCGAAGCATAGACCTTCTCTCAATAATATTTTTAGTCATCAAATAGCTTACATGACGTTTTGCAATACGGGTATGGTCCTCCACAGGCTCTACATCCGGCTGGCGGAGTATCTCCTTGTTCCATATTAAGCATTTCTTCCGTCCATTCTACTTCTTCATCGGACTCATACTCATAATCCTCTTCGTCCACCTTTAATCCACACGATGGACAGATATAAACTCCGCATCCAGTCTTCGGATCTTCTGTTTGCCTCATGACGGCTCCACACCGATTGCAAATCGCATATCCGTTATTCAGGTACTCGATCAATTCAATACCTTCTGGTTTGATAATTTTGTGGCTCATAAATATTATCTCCTTTCGTTTTTCGAAAGAACCGCTATTATTGTACGGTTTCTTCCGGTGTACGGTCAAGAGACAAAGAGCTCTTTGTAGCATCTCCTTTCCATAATAGCGTCTGTAAAAATCACGCAAAAATGAAGAGGACATGTATAAATCACGCCCTCCTCGTTTCTAATTGGTTAATTATTTCTTTGTCGGTCTAAAACGATTGAACAATCCTCTGAATGTTGTTGAGGTGTAGGTTCCCGTTTCCTCAAACGTGAATCCTTTCCGCATCCAGATACCATAGAACATCAGCGGTATGAGAAGTTCTGCCGCTGCAATTCCCAGTTTGAAATATCGATCTTTCACCTGCTCGTCAAGCTGAGAGCGCTTATACTGCTCGTCCTGTACATCAGCTTTGATCTGCTCGTCCAACTGAGATTTCTTAATCTCGTTTTCCCGGACATTCGCTTCACTTTCCAACGTACGCCGGCTTCGCTTATCCTCTGCGTCCAGCTCACTTTTGGTTTCCTCGATTCTCAAACGGTACAGCTTTGCCAGATCCTCTATAGCCTTTGATTTCTCTTCGCTACCCGAATCCAGAGAAGATATCGCCTGAATCTCTGCTGCTATCTCCCCATTCAGCAATTCTTTGATGTTTTCACCCATTTTAGTTCTCCTTTCGTGAATTCATTAACTGTTCCATAAAAGGACTTGTTATTCGTGCGAAATATAGTTTTCAATGTTGACCTTCAAGACCACGTATCTTTTCTTATATATCGAATCCGCTCCCTTATGGGATAGCTCCAAAAATAAATAAGGACCGCTGTCCGGATCGGATTGATCGATCCGCAGCGAACCAACGACATCTCTTCGGAATACCTGTCGTCCGAAGACAATCCCAATAACGATACCTACAATGATGCAAAGAATCAGCTCCATTTTTCGTTCCACCTCTCAAAAATATTTTTCCAAATTTCCCACCCGGAATTTTTTCAAATATCAACATAGCATGTCTTTTGGATACCTGCGTACTGAGATTTAATCTAGGATAAAAAGAAAGAGCCCTTGTTAGGACTCCCCTTTCGAATCATTTAGTGACGATAATTCGGTCAATACGTGACTCAGCTCGCCGTATATCACATACATTTCTTTTGCATTTGCAGCATGTCTTGCTCTCGCGCTTTCTGTTTTAGATTTATCGGCAACATACTCGCACTCATGTTCAAACGCTTCTTTCGCTCGCTCCACGTATGTAGTCAGCAAACTAATCGCTTTATCGTAATTATCCATACAATCACTCTCCTTTCACAACAGGAGATGTTATTTCTGCGTTCCCTCGCCCTCGTACACAATCTTTTTTCGCATATCGGACCAGGCGATATACCGTTCTTTTCGACACACTGGACAATGGAATTTGCATACCTTTCCACCGATGTCCACCACATCTTCACTGTCCGCCTCCAGCCGACTCTGGCAATTCGGGCAGTTGAAGCGATAGACTTTTTTGACCGCTATGTCTACGATTTTCATTTTTAATCCCTCGCTTTATTTAGTAACCAGAAGAATCGTCTGTACAAGTTATAATAAACATCCTTGCAGCATGGAATATTTAACCTAGCTTTCAAGATGTCGTAGGACCATCCCTCGGTTACGCCTTTTAAAATATAATTGGATAGCTCCGCATCCGTCGCAATCGCCGTTTGCTCGACTGTCTTCATACGTTCCAAATAATGAAATCGAGCTTCCGCACATCGAACTGTCGGATCGCCAACGGCTCTATTCTTTGAAAATACTTCCATGTAGGAAGGCCGGCGGCTAAACCCGTCCAGGGCAGCATATGCTTTCTTCCATATCGGATACTGTAAGCAAAAGTGCTTCAACTCGTAGTACCGATGCCGTTCAATCCAATATGGATTTTTCTCGGATAATTCCGGGCGAATCGTTGTTCCCATATTAACGCTTCTCTCCTTTCCATAAATATCCAGTTTCTTCCCAGAGCCGCTTCGGAGAAATATAAAAGTTAATGCGTCCATACTTCGAATTCATCTCTTCAATGTTGGTGATCAACTTCCCGTTTCTAGTAGCCTTTCCAATGGGAAGCCATCCGGATATAATGCCAGCTCGAACCCAGGAAGCATCTTTCCCATACACTCTGGCAACGACCGCTACCGGAACCGACCCTGGAGCAAATATAATTTCTTCCATTGGCTGTTACCTCCTTTCAACGGCTATTCTAGGATAGGAACCACAATTTGTTAAAACAACCTCGGTGGCAAACCGGCAAAAAGAAAGAGCCCTTGTTAGGACTCCATTCTCTTGAAATACAATTTTTGTAGTTTTGCTCTCATTCTTGTCAATTCAATTTGAATCGCTTCTGCCTGACCAAAATTCTTACATCGTAAAAGCATATCCTCGAATATACGAATCTTAGTTTGTAAGTGCTTTTCCTCTTTTGACATCCTGAATCTCCTTTCGATTTTGTCTTTCACAAAAGGAGTTGTAATTCTTGCGAATTCTTCCATCGAGCCATCGTCATCTCGCATGGATAATCTTCATATCCATATGTCTCGCAGGTAATGAATCCCTCTAGTACGCCACGAATCACTTCGGCTTCGTACTGCTTATAAGGGGAAATATAATCCGGCAATTCTCTGCGTATCTGTCCGCAGGAAGGACAACGAAACCGATTTACTTTTACCCATGAAGTTTTTCTTCCTTTAGTCCGAACAATTCTCAATACATTATCGTACCTCTTTAACCTTACTCCGCAATTCCGGCAGGTTAATTCCTCATTGCTAACCATATATCCATCCCTTTAAAAAGTTTAAGTGTAGGAGTTGACAATTCCTACACTATCATATATGATTACTAATGATAAATCAACCTTGCCGCACAAAAATCTCGATTTATAAAATATTTAAGGAGGTATTGAGAATGTTGATAAAATGCCCCGAGTGTGATCTACAGGTTAGCGATAAAGCTACTTTCTGCCCGCATTGTGGCTATCCGCTACAACCCGATATCAAACAACGAAAGCCTCGAAGCAAAAATAACAAGCGAAGGCGACTTCCTAACGGTTTCGGACAGATAAGCGAAATCAAAAATCGGAATCTCAGGAACCCCTTTCGAGCTATGGTCACAGTTGGAAAGACATCCACCGGACGTCCAATATGTAAACCATTAAAACCGGAGTCATATTTTCCAACGTACAATGATGCATATACGGCCCTGGTGGAATACAATAAAAACCCGTATGATCTGGAACCAGATATTACGATAAAGGAACTGTATGAAAAATGGCTCAGTGAATACTTAAAAGATGCATCTGATACTTATATACGTTCTGTAAATTCCGCATGGACATATTGTTCTTCCATATACGATATGCGCGCAAAAGATGTTAGGGCTCGACACATTAAAGGATGTATGGAAGAGGGATTTCGAATCGAAACGAGAGGAAAAAAGAAAGGAGAAAAAATCCATCCATCGCCAAGTACAAAATCCAGAATAAAATCTTTATTTAATACTATGTTTGACTACGCTCTTGAGTATGAAATCGTTCCTATGAATTATGCAAGAACATTTGAAATTTCTGGAGACATTATTGTTGAAATAGAGAAAAACAAGAAAAAACACTTTCCATTTACCGATGATGAAATGAAAGTTTTGTGGCAAAATGTTGATAATGTAAAATTTGCTGATTGGATTCTCATTCAATGTTATATGGGTTGGCGCCCGCAAGAACTCGCTACCTTACGGTTGGACGAGGTCAATTTAGAAAAAAGGTATATGCAAGCTGGAATGAAGACAGAAGCAGGGAAGCAACGGATAGTTCCTATTCATCCAAGAATCCTAAAATTCGTTGAACGTAATTATAAATTTGCAATTTCTATCAATAGTGAATATCTTTTTAATGATAAAGGACAGACACATTCCGGTTCCTGGTCTGTAACGTACGACAAATACGCTAATCGTTTTGAAAAAGTGATTAGTCAATTGAATCTAAACCCGAATCATAGACCTCATGATCCACGAACAACCTTTGTTACGATGGGGAAAAAATCCGGTATGGATGAGTATGCACTTAAAGAAATGGTTGGACATACCATACAAGACATAACAGAATCTACTTATACTGTCCGCGATTTGGAATGGCTGAGAGAAGATATAGAAAAAATAAAATAG